CTCAAGCACAAAGTGCCTCGGACCCCGTAGAAACCCGTGAGCTTCTCAATCCACAAATTAGTCCCTGAAACATAGTTCCAGGACTCCTCATCAATTTTGAGAAGCCCAATACCGTCAGCAGTCGACCAATTAAAGTCGTCCACCGGAACCTGCTTATTCAAGTAATCAGCCACAGTGCCAATCTCATTTGGTGCATACTGCATAGCGATCTTAGGGTCCAATTCCCTATCAGACTCGCGAGCAGCTGTGATTGCCGGTGCAGTGTGCACGAGCGCCACACCGTCTTGGCCAGTTTCACCCATGGCAAGGGTATTGTTGATATCATTATTTGATGTCGAGATATCCCGGGCTTTACTCCGGGCACCATGGCCGACCAACCACGGACCTTGTGTGTGGGCGTTGTTATAGGCTTCAGATCCCAGGGCCAACGCGTCCTGCCTTTCGGCACCCTCTACACGATCGCCTGCTAGACGCAAGTCTCCTTGGGCCGCATTATAAGCTAAATCGTGTGACACACGCAACGGGTTTTCAGCCATGCTGTCACCGAGTACGTGGATTTGGTTATCCTCGCGATGAGGCTCCTCCTCACAAAACGTACCCATGAGCAGGGAGCGCGAACGCCACCTTTTCATGCGTTCCAACCGAGTCGGGGAAAAGGAAAAATCCCCATTGGGGACAGCCCTGTAGTATGCACCCACAAGTTTAGGGTAATACTCATCCCAGACCGCATCTGGGTGGACAGCTAGCTCATTGAGGAAATTCTCGAGCTTATCTGCCCACACATCCATCTCCTCGGGTCCCATTTTCATCCATTGGATATTTTGCAAAATGGTGTCAATATCCAAGTAGGCGACCAGACCTATCTCAGAATCACGCACTCTCCTCTTAAGGAAAGAAACGTCAAAGATGGTCCTATCGACCTCCTGCGAGAAATCCGAGTTCTTCTGCTCATCAGTATACTTGAACCCAAGCTCCGCCAATGCTTTAGCCATGGAGGCATTGGATACAAGATCGAAATTCCACCCTTCATGAACGCCACGAATGATCGAGAACACTGTGTCATCACCAAAATCAGTAATGCGTATATATCCCTTACACAACGAAGTGTAAATGAAGTGAGCAACCCTTGCTTCAGAGGCACCCTCACCAAGAACAATTTTCGCTATAGCCTGAAGCTTCGCAAAAGTGTTGGTCTTCGAGTTCTTGGGGGTGGTAATATTGTCACCAGACGGGTTACCATTGGACCATTGTATGAGGTTACCCTTGACAGCCACAGTTGGATAAGTGCTGGAGATAAGGATGTTCTCAGCAATCTGCTTTTGTTCCTCCGTCCAATCAGCCCGGATAAATTCCTCATTGACACGGCGGACAATATCCATATGCCATGGTGAAAGGTCCTTATCAAAGCCCGAATAGTCGCCAGCAAAAACCCGGTAATCGGGATGTCCATTATGATGCCAATTCACAAAAGCACGCAAATCAGCTTCATTGGACATATCAATCCCAACCGCCGAGCAATTGAAAAGCCGGTTACGTGGGTCCATGAACCAATCTATGAAAGGTCCAAAGTACATACGAGTCAAAACAGTGGCGCTCACGGGCGATGCCATGATCATGCGTGTTTTCAACGACTTGACACGGTCCTTGGGCCGTAGCTCATCCTTAGGAAAGACCATATAGATAAAATCTACAGGTGTAGTCTTAAGGTGCTCATGCATTTCGGCAACAACTCCACGCAACTGTTCACACTCTTCAGTGTTGAATGTCCACTCGTCGGTACCAAAGATGCTCCTTTTCTTGTCCTTAAAGTAAAGCCCATCAGGAAACCCAG